ACTGGTCGCATTGTGACTTTTGAGGAGACTGGCACAGCGTCAATTGGCAAAGTGCAGTTTGCAAAAGGAAGCATTGAGGCAGTACCAGTGTTGCTTAATTTAGAACACGATCGCACACGTCGTATCGGCAAGACTTTGTCAATTGAGGCAAATGAGCAAGGTATTGACGCTACTTTTAAGATAGCAAATACAACAGCTGGTACAGACGCTTTAGTCGAAGCAAGCGAGGGTCTGCGTGACGGTTTTAGTGTTGAGGTTTATTTTGACGAATACGAAACACTTAAAGACGGCACAGTGCGCATTATTAAGGGCGAAATGACTGGCGTTGCATTGACGTCAGAGCCAGCAATTAGATCAGCTCGCGTCGAGCAGGTCGCAGCAACAGAGGGCGACCCAGAGGTTTCTGACTCAACAGTTGAGCCAGAGGAAACACCAACAACAGAAGGAGACGAAGTGGACAACACCGTCACAAACGCGGAAACCGTCGAGACGGTAGAAGCTGCTCAGTCAATCACAGCAAATGCAAAGCCAGCCGTAGGCGGTTGGACAACAAAGCCACGCCTAGAGTTTACAGCTGCTAAGTATTTGGAAAACACAATCCGCGCATCACTTGGCGAGGAGTCAGCACGTCAGTATGTCGCAGCGGCAGATGACACAACAGACAACGCAGGTCTTGTTCCTACACGTCAGTTGACAGAAGTTATCAACGGTCTTGCTAACACAACACGTTCAGCAATTGACGCAATCAGCCGTGGCGTATTGCCTGATGCTGGTATGTCATTCGAAATTCCAAAGATCACAACAATGCCAACAGTTGCTGAAACAGCAGAAGCAGGCTCACCAAGCGAAACAGATCAGGCTTCAAGTTTCTTGTCAGTTACAGTCAAGAAGTATGCTGGACAGCAAAAATTCAGCGTTGAACTACTAGATCGCACATCACCACTATTCTTTAACGAGCTACTATCAAACATGGCAGCAGCTTACGCAAAGGCAACCGACCTAGCTGTTTACACAGCACTAGCAGCTGGCGCATCAGCTGATGCAACAACACTTACAACATACCCAACAGCCGCAGAGTTGCTTGGTTTTGTTTCACGTGGTGCTGCATCCGTGTACTCAAACACACAAGGTTTTGCTAAGAACATTTTGGCTAACACATCACAATGGGCAAACCTTATGACACTTAACGACTCAGGTCGTCCAATTTACAACGCTGCACAGCCAAGCAATGCAGGCGGCGTGGTGCGTCCAGACTCAATACGCGGCAACGTCGCTGGTCTTGATCTATACGTAACAGCCAACGTACCTACTGACAACAACACTGACAAAGATGACTCAATGCTTATCATCAACCCAAGTGCTTACACATGGTACGAGTCACCTACATACCGTTTGCGTGCAGACGTAATCGCTTCAGGTGAAATCTCAGTATCCGTTTACGGTTACGGCGCAATTGCAACCAAGATCGGTGCAGGCGCGTTTGGTATCAACAAAACCTGATAACAACCCACTAATCATGCGGCGATTTCTCCCGAGGTCGCCGCAGCAGTCGAAAGGAAACGGACATGCCTAGCATTGTTACAGCAAGTCAATTGCGCACGGTGCTTGGCGTGTCCGTTTCACTTTACAGCGACGCTTATTTAGACGAGATCATTAACACCAGCGAGGACGTCATTTTGCCAATGCTGGTCGCAAACGTCTCAGGCGTCGAGGCTTACAAACTCAAAGATAACGTAGCGACATTTTTTACAATTCGTGAGCATTACTTTGTAACTGGTCAGTCAATTGTCGTCACAGGATTACCTTCACCATTTAGCGCAACCTTTACAGTTGTTGACAGCGCGCCGTATTATTTTACGGCAGCACTTACAAATGCAGACGTAACTATGCGACCAATTGTGCCAAACGGCAAAGCAACATTGTCAGGTTACTCAGCTGCGCAGTTGTATGCCAGCACACCAGCAATTGAGTCAGCAATCCTGGCTGTGAGCGTTGAGGTATTTCAATCACGCGTTGCAGCTGGTGGACAGATCGAAGGCGTCGACTTTACAAGCTCGCCGTACCGTATGGGTCGCAGCTTGACTAATCGCGTAAGCACATTGCTTATGCCTTACCTGGACGCTGAGACAGTGTGCCAATAAATGCCAGCCAATTCAATTGCCGAAACACGTTCAGCCTTAGCCACAGCCTTTAGCGCGCTATCTGCCAACGTTTATCCAAGTGTGCCAGAGTCACCAATACCACCAGCAATTGTAGTTGTGCCAGACTCGCCTTACATGGAAGTTGTCCTAATCGGCAATTCAAAAACACAGGTCAAACTTAATTTTGCAATTACAGCAATTGTCGCGAGCAACAGCAATGCAGGTTCGCTTGACAATTTAGAAAAACTCATCATAGGAATTCTTGCGGCAATGCCCGCAGGATACGTTGTTGGCGTCATTGAAAAGCCGACAGTATTGGAAGTAGGACAATCTCCAATGCTGGTTGCTGACATAAACGTTTCGACGTACTATACACAAACAAACTAAGGAGATAACGTGCCAACAACGATCATCACGGGTCGCGATTTAGTGTTGACGATCGCGACCGTTAACTACGACGCTCAGGCGATAAGCGCGACACTAACTAACTCGCCAACAATTGAAACTTATCAAACACTTGACGGCAAGGCATACAAGCGCATTGACGATCAATGGACATTTGACGTGGAAATGCTTGCAGACTGGGGTGCAACATCATCATTATGTGAGGCACTATGGGCAGCAGCAGAGTCAGCACCAAACACAGCTTTGGCTGTATCCTTGACCGCAGTAACAGGTGCAGTTTTTGCCTTTACTGTTATGCCAATTTATCCAAGCGTAGGCGGCGCAGCACCTGACGCACAAATGGTTTCTATGTCATTCGTTGTTGTTAACGCAGTGACTGAGACATTCAGTTAAAAACTACTAATCGGGAGACAAAATGAAACTACCAATCACAATCGAATACAACAACGGCGACCAAATTACCTATACGGCAGCACCGCCAGAATGGGTCAAATGGGAAAAAATGTCAGGCAATACAATTAGCCAGGCACAAGAAAAGATTGGAATTTCTGATCTTGTTTTTCTTGCTTATCACGCCATGAAACGAGAAGCTGCTGGTAAGCCAGTCAAGCCAATTGAAGCATGGACTGAGACAATCGCTGAGGTTGTAGTCGGTGAGGCAAACCCAAAAGTTACGCAGTCGGAAGCCTTAGCAGAATAGTTTGGGAGGTAGCCTTGGCAACAGGGTTACCCCCAGACGTTTTTGAGACAGCAGAGGACATTTTAACCGTAATCGAGATTTTGGAAAGGCGCGCAAATGGCTAAAGAAGCAATTAGTTATGACAAGGCTGAGCTGCGCGCAATTATTAAATCTTTCAAGGCAATGGACGAGGAAGCACTTGCACAAGCCAAAGAAGCTACAAGCGAATTGGCAGAATACGTTAAAGGTCAGATCGTCGCAGCTGCTGCGTCGCGCACACGCAATCGGTTAGATAACAGAGTTGCAGAAGGTGCAAAGGTTTCTAAGTCGTCAAAGATCGGTGAGATTAGTTTTGGTTTTGCTGGACAGAAGGTAAGCGGCGGCGGCACAACACAGCAGCTATGGGGCGGCGTTGAGTTTGGGTCAAATAAGTATAAGCAATTCCCAGTGTGGTCAGGTCGTGAGGGTCGAGGTTCACGCGGTTGGTTTATTTACCCAACACTGCGTGCAGCACAACCTGAGATCATCAAAAAGTGGGAACAAAGTTTCTCAAAGATAGTTAGGAAGTATGACTAATGGCTGGCAGTCGTACACTTAAACTTTCGATACTTGGCGACGTTGACAATCTCAACAAATCGCTCAAAACAGCTACAAATGACGTTGACTCGTTTGGTGACAGGGTTGGCAAAGCTGGCGTAGCAATTGGAAAAGCATTTGCTGCTGCCGCTGCCGCTGCTGGTGCAGCCGCGATCGCTATTGGTATCGAAAGTGTCAAGGCTGCAATAGCTGATGAAAAGGCACAAACACAATTAGCACTTGCGTTGGAAAACGCGACAGGTGCAACAAAAGGTCAGATTGCTGCCACTGAACAGGCAATCTTGCAAATGTCTTTGGCAACAGGTGTTGCAGATGATGAGCTTCGTCCTGCATTAAGTCGCTTGGTCAGATCAACAGGCGACACAGCAAAGGCACAAGATTTACTTGCTACAGCTTTGGACATTGCCGCAGCTACAGGCAAACCTGTTGAAGCGGTAGCAAACAGTCTCGCAAAAGCCTATGACGGCAACACAACGGCACTTGGCAAATTAGGTGTTGGACTATCTGCTGCTGAATTAAAAACAATGTCATTTGAGCAAGTACAAGGCAGATTAACAGACTTGTTTGGTGGTGCGGCAGCTGCAAACGCTGGCACATACGCTGGTCAGATCGCACGCGTGCAGGTTGCATTTAATGAAGCAAAAGAAGCAATAGGAACAGCATTGTTGCCAATCTTGGGCAAGCTATTAGATTTTATAAACACAGCTGCATTGCCAGCAATCAACGCATTAAGCGGCTCTTTTAGCCTTACAAGTGGCGACGGCTTTGGCAAAATTATTAGCGACGTTGCTGGTGTAATTAAAGACTTAGTAACACCAATTTTTAACGCAATGAAGTCAACCTTTGATAAAGTCAAAGCAACGCTTATTGAAAACAAAGATGAGTTTCAAGCCTTTTTTGACGTGGTCAAATTTGCTGCACCCATTATCGGCAAAGTCATTGGCACAGCTTTTGGCTTGATCGGTGACATTGCAAACGTTGTCCTAAACATTATGGCAAACGTCGTAGGTGCATTAAAGGGTCTAATTAACACTGCCATTGACTTAATTAACATTGCAATCAAGGGTTTCAATTTAATCAAGCCAGGTGCAGACATTGCACCAATTGGCAAGATAGGCGCTGGTTCAACCTCAACAGCTGCGCTTGGCAATTTCAGCATGTCGACAGGTTCAATCTCATCAACACCAACGGTAACTGTCCCAACAGGTATTACAGGTGGCGTTACAGGCGGCGGTACGACTGGTGGAGGTATTGCCACAGCAGCTGCCGTTGCTGCCAGCGCAGCAGGCACTGTTTTGTCAGGCTCATTTAACGCTGGTCGTTTTCGTCAGGGCGAGGCAGCAAGCATGGGCACAACAATAAACCTTAACGTCACAGGTGCGTTTGACAAAGAAGGCACAGCACGCACAATTGTTGATACATTAAATAACAGTTTCTATCGCGGCACAGGCGGCGCATCTAACCTGCAAATCGCATGACGCAGTGGTCGCCAGTTTGGCTTGTTGAGATTGACGGCGTTGCTTACACAAACGCTGTTTTGGCTAATTTAACAATTAGATCAGGTCGCACAAACATTTATGAGCAAGCACAAGCTGGGTACGTCAATTTAGAATTGTTAGACGTCAATCAAGCTATTGTGCCTGTAAAGATTAATAGCACCATTGGCGTGTCAATCAAAGACTCAACTAATACGTTCGTGCCAATTTTTGGTGGCAATGTTGTTGACATTGGTTTAGAGGTGCGCGACGTAGGCAGCACCATGTTTACCCAAACTTATAGCATCACAGCACTAGGTGCGTTGTCTCGTTTGCCAAAATTTATTTATACTGACGCGCTTCCACGCGATTTTGACGGTGATCAAGTTTTTGAGGTTTTGTCACAAATTTTGTATCAGACTTGGGCGCAAGTACCTGGTGCGTTAACTTGGGCAACCTACGACCCAACCGTAACGTGGGCAAACGCTGGCAACACTGGACTTGGAGAAATTGACCGTCCAGGTAACTATGACCTTGCAGCTCGTAGTGGTTCATCTGACCCAATTGACGCTTACAGCCTTGTATCCGCATTGGCAACATCTGGTCTAGGTTACATTTACGAGGACGCACAAGGACGCATTGGCTATGCCTCCAGCTCGCACCGTACCACTTATTTAGCAGCAAACGGTTACGTTGATCTTGACGCCAATCAAGCAAGGGCAGCAGGTTTGCGTATTGACACACGCGTTGGCGACGTACGCAATTCGATAACTATCAAATACGGTGCAAACTCAACAAGTGACGTGTCAGCTAGTGATGCAACTTCAATTGCTACATACGGCAACCTTGCCCAGATCATTACAACAACCTTGCATGACTCAGCAGACGCAAACTCACAAGCTGCCTTTTACTTAGAATTGCGCGCTAATCCTGAGCCTATTTTTAGCTCAATTACTTTTGACCTGACTAACCCAGAGATCGACAACTCAGATCGCGACAACCTCATTGGCGTGTTTATGGGCGAGGCAATAGCACTTAACAACCTGCCGCTTAACATGAGTAGTGGCGCGTTTCAAGGCTTTGTCGAGGGTTGGTCGTTTCAAGCCTCGTACAATCGTTTGTCAATAACATTGCTGTTGTCACCATTGGCGTACAGCTTGCAGGCAATGCGCTGGAGTGACGTACCTATAACTGAAACATACAACAGCGTGTCGCCGACCCTACAATGGCAGTATGCGACAATAGTCGCTTAGACAAGGAGACAAAGTGGCAAATCCAACAACGAACTATGGTTTTGTTTTACCGACCAGCAGTGACCTAGTCACGGACTTACCAGCTGATTTTGACGTTGCGCTGCAAGGCGTTGACACACGTCTAAAAGCACTCAATCCTGAAACAACTTTGGGTGATCTTAGTTATGCTTCAGCAACTGCAAACACAAATACAAGACTTGCCATTGGTTCAACAGGCAACGTTTTAACAGTCGCTGGTGGTGTGCCAACTTGGGCAGCACCAAGCGCGGGTGGGTTAACCTTATTATCAACAACATCATTAACTGGATCAAGCGTGACAGTTAGCTCAATTTCACAGAGTTACAAGAATTTGTTTATTTATGTTAAAAATGTTACATCAGCAGCAGTAGGAACAGTTACTCTAAGGCTCAATGGAATTACCACAAGCAGCTATACAGACCACCGTATTTATTACGCTGCAGCTGGAGTGCAGGCAGATTTTACAACTGGCACAAGTCTTTTTGTCAACAACTCAAATTCAAACACCGCTGCGAGTGGTAAGTTTGCAGCTCTAATGACAATTCCTCGATACACAGACACATCACTTATTGACGTCGACATTCGCTCATCTGGTAGAGATGCAACCGCAGGTATTCTTGTCTCATTTAACTTAGGCAGATTTGAGGCAGCAGCTGCAATTACCTCAGTTACTCTAGATCACACAAGCACTTTTTCAACTGGCACTATGTACATCTACGGGGAGAGCTAATGACTACACCAAAAATCAAACTCGTTAATGCTGAGACAGGCGAGGAAGTAATCCGCGACATGAATGAAGCGGAATTAGCGCAACTTGAAATTGACAAATTAGCTAATGAAGCCAAACAACAAGCGGCTGCAACAAAGGCAACCGAAAAGGCTGCCGTGCTTGCAAAATTAGGTTTGACCGCCAAAGAAGTGTCGGCGTTGTTGTCGTGAGTTACCCTAACGGAACAAACGCCCGCTTAATTGAGGTTGCAGCAGCTGAGGTTGGCACAATTGAGGAAGGCGACAACCTCACAAAGTACGGCAAATTTACTGGCTTTGACGGTCAACCGTGGTGTGGTTCATTTGTCAATTGGTGTGCAGATCAAGCTGGCGTCAAAATGCACAGTGTTGTTGGCACAGCTGTTGGTGCGCATAAATTTAAGGAAACTAGCCGCTGGTCGAATTTGCCGAGTCTTGGCTCTTTAGCTTTTATGGATTTTCCACATGACGGTATTGACCGTATAAGTCACGTAGGCATTGTTATTGCTTTTGAGCATGGCAGTGACGTTGTGACTTGCATTGAGGGCAACACATCTGGGACAGGTGACCAACGCAATGGCGGCATGGTGATGATTAAACAACGATCATTGAAGCGCGACATTGTAGGTTTTGGTGTACCAAAATTTGTACCATACAAAGGCGACTACCCAGTCATTGCTACAAAAGTAGTAGAGACAAAAAAGGAGAAAAAATGGACAAAGCCAAAGTCAAAGAAGCTGCCGCCAGTTATGCTCGATCGTTCATAGCGGCAATGCTTGCCCTATACATGGCAGGTATTACTGACCCAAAGGTTTTGCTGCATGCAGGTATCGCAGCTGTGGCACCAGTCGTTTTGCGTGCGATAAATCCTAAAGACAAAAGTTTTGGGGTCACTGGGGAATGACCACTAACGAGTGGGCAGCAGTAGCAGGCGTAATCATCTCGCTTGCTGCTGCTGTCTACGGTGCGGTGCGCGTTATGGTAAGTGCAATAATGCGCGAGTTTTCTCCCAATGGTGGGTCAAGCCTTAAAGATCAGGTAAACAGAATTGAAGACAGACTTGAGTGGCTAGTCCAGAAAATGATTGACTAGCCTTTAGACTTATGCTATGGCAGCCAAACGTCAAACACGCAAGCGCGTAGTTACCGTCAAAGAGGATAACTATTCTGCGCTTGAAATGTATGCCATTGCACTCAATGAGTATTACAAAGCATTGCGTAAGGCTGGTTTTAGCGTAGAGCTTGCACTTGGCATTTTAAGTGACAAAGACGCTTACCCTGGCTGGCTTTTGCCAGAGCCAGTCGACCCTAACAAAATTGGGTCGATCGACTATGACGACGAGGACGACGACTAATGCGCAAGATCGTCGTCGTTAGTGACTTACAAGTACCGTACGAGGACGTTAGAGCGACAAAGAATTTAGCAGCATTTATCAAGCGTTTTAAGCCTGATGAAGTAATCACAATTGGCGACGAGATAGATTTCAATACGATCAGCAAATGGTCGCGTGGTTTGTCCGAGGAACACGAGCCGACTATTGGCAAAGATCGTGACCGCTGCGTAGAGTTGCTATGGGAATTAACCAGGTACGTGCCAAAAGCAACCATGGTCAGGTCAAATCACACAGACCGATTGTTTAACAGCATTGCCAGCCGCTTGCCTGCATTACTAGGTGCGCCTGAGCTGCGCTATGAGAATTTTATGAAACTCGACGAGCTAGGCATTGACTTTTACCGCAAGCCGTATGCGATCGAGGGTACTAACTGGATAGCCATTCACGGCGACGAGCAGGGCACTACACCCAATGCTGGCGCATCTGCCTTACGTGCAGCTAGGTTGCATGGCAAATCGGTTGTACAGGGTCACACACACCGTTTAGGCATAAGCACCTTTACAGAGTCAAGCGGTTACAAAATGGGCAGGACATTGTGGGGCATGGAGGTTGGCAACCTAATGCGGTTTTCAGCTGCAAAATACACAAAAGGCACAGCCAATTGGACACAAGGGTTTGGCATTTTACGCATTGAGGGCGCAAAGGTAAGTCCACAGATCGTGCCTATTGAGCGCGACGGTTCATTCATTGTGGACGGCAAGGTTTACGGATAGCAAAGGTTATGGACGATTTGCACATCGACGTTCGCCGCACAATTGACGACTCAGTAGATGAGGCAGAATTGTTGTCATTTTGCTACGACACGCCGCACAACACGCGCAATACTTGATTTTGTCAGACTCATGCCTCACCCTGTATTTAGGTGGTAGCCGTTACCAACCTAGATCGGGAGAAAAAAATGGTCTTAGACCTAACAGAGCTTGAGTCATGGTGGCGTTTATTCTTTTTAAGCGTCTGGACAATTACAACAATTGCACTTGGTTATTCAATTGGCTTCAAGGAAGGTCGCCGTGAGGGGGTCGTTCGAGGCAAAGCAATTGGTCGTCACGCAGCTAATGCGGTGCGCAAATGACTGAGTTAGCAAATTTAATCAAGATAGCAATGACAACATCACGTGGCTGCTGCCACGAGCCACAAGGTCAAACATGCGCTGATTGCATGTCACAACACATTGCCGACGTAGTAGTTCACGACAGGGAGAAAAACTAATGGCGTTTTTAGATAACTACGAAGGCAACAAAGAGCGAACAGATCGCTGGATTGCAACCTACCCAGAAGGTCGTTTGCAGGCACACATTGTTGAGTTCAACGCTGATAAGGGTTACATTCTTGTTGCGGCTAGGGCATGGCGTAATCAAAAAGAGATCGAGCCAGCAGGCATTGACTATGCCTACGGCTATCTAGCTGCGTACAACCCAAACATGAAGCGTTGGTATGTTGAGGACACAGTGACTTCAGCTTTAATGCGCGTTATGGCGTTAGTTATGGGAGGCACAGAGAAGGCAACTCGGGAGACAATGGAACAGGTAGAAAAGTTAACAACAAAAGTCGCAACAGCTGACGTCAAGGTTGATTACGACTATTGGACAACAAAGCATGGCGACGTGCCTAGTTACGCCACAGCACCAGAAGCAGAACAAGCTGGTGTCGCATCATTTGGCTCGTCAATTAACGAGATTGCAGAGCAGCTTGGCGGTCAACTAATTGAGGAAAAGCCGCGCTGTCCACATGGCACACGAGTTTGGAAAACAGGCGAGTCAGCCAAAACTGGCAAAGCGTGGGGCGGTTTCTTTTGCAATGAGAAGGCGAAGGCAGATCAGTGTGAGCCAACCTGGTATCAGTTAGGCAGCACAGGTCAATGGGTTGTGCGTCTTGGGTGAGTATGTAGAGCTGATAAACCCAAGCACAATGACCTGCCGTTTACTTAAAAACGGTGTTGTTGTAGCTATCTACAAAATGAACCAATGTGACAAATGCTCAATGCTGTCAAAGCATGATGACTTTGGTTACCAAAAAGGTTATGACAACCGCGACAACATTATTTGGTTTTGCGGTGGTTGCAGATGAAAATGAAGTTAACAACAAATGAACTATGCCTGTGCATGGTTGCAGCTGTAAAGATTACAAGCGACAAGGGTCAATTGCCGCTTGTCTACCATGTGCAGTCATTTCATCTGTATCTAGCCGAGATCGCTGAGTCGATCGGTGCAGAGTGGGTTGTTGCAAAATACTTTGGTTTGCCATTTGACCCATTTGTGGATAAGGGCAAGCACACAGCTGACGTAGGCAAAGGCATTGAGGTCAAGTGGACTAAGTACGATCAAGGTCAGCTCATTGTCTATGAGTACGACAGAGTGACAGACGTTGCCGTGCTAGTTACTGGTGAAGCACCAAACTATGTCATTAAAGGCTGGATACCTATTGCAATGGCTCAAAAGCCACGTTACCGACACAGCAAGCAACCAACTTGGTGGGTCACGCAGATCAACTTGCAACCAATAGAAAACTTAAGGAAGTCACACCATGAACAAAGTGCAATTTGAGTGTCGAGTATGCAAAAAAATTACATTGCAGCTAGTCCACAAGGTCACCGATAATTTGCCACCTGGTGTTGAGGTTATCCAATGCACAAAATGTGAGGTTATGGGTGTTGCACAGATAGGTGGCACAGATGCCGATCTATGAATTCAAGTGCATTGTGTGCCACATAACTATTGAGATCGAGAAGTCAATCCACGAGGAAAGCCAGCCAATGTGTTGTGGTGCAAACATGAGTCGCACCTACTCAACCTTTGGCATTACATTTAAGGGAAAAGGGTGGGGTCACCAATGATAAATCCTAAAGACATTTACAAAGCAACAGACGGCAAGATTTATAGTTTCAGCGGATTTGGTGGGTTTATGAATTGCACTAGCTGCGACAACGACACAATGGTTAACGAGTATGACCGTGAGGACGGCTTAGTTGTGTGGTTTTGCAAGCCTTGTGAAGATCGTTTGCATCTATGAAGTTATGCACAGACGTTATCCACAGGCTGTGCGCAACGCCCAAGAGCGCGCTCAATAACCTGTTAACCTTGACAGACGCGGTACGCTGGTTTCGCTTGAAGCGAGCCGCTGACGCGTGTAGCTCGCAAGGGCGCAATCGGCTAATGGGCAAGGTCTATGCTCTTACGGCATTGCTTTCAATAACAGCAATTACAAATGCAACAGCTACAAGTTACTCAATAGATTATCTAAAGCTGTATGCACATAGTCGAATTATTGACTATAAAGAATTTCAATGCTTTAACAAAATCATTACCCAAGAAAGCCGTTGGTCATACACAGCACGCAATGGCAGTCATTACGGTCTAGGACAAATGCGATCAACGCATTACCGTGACCTTGACCCATTTAGACAAATAGATGCAAGTCTTAAGTATGTAACAATACGTTATCAAACGCCATGCAAGGCTTGGACGTTTCACATGAAACATGGGTATTACTGATGAGTAGCGCATTACAAGGTAATGGCAGCACAACCAAGTGGCGCAAGATCAGACAACGCATTTTGCAACGGGACAATTACGTTTGTCAGATGTGTGGTGTTGAGGAAGCCAACAGCGTTGACCACATAGTGCCACGACTAGCTGGTGGCGGTGATGATGATTGGAACCTACAGACATTGTGCGCAAGTTGTAATTCAAGCAAGGGGGGTAGGTTTTTTAGCGTGCCTAAGACACCTCTGACCCTTCCTGTTTCAATTTATACCAAAAACGACTCGAAATCACACGAGAATGACTGAGAAGCCTCTAGAAGCCTCCAGCAGGGTCGTAGACGGTAGCAATCGGGTCGAACAGGGAAAAGATAGGGACACAGACCTTCCAATACCGCTATTAGGCGTACAAACGCCCAGAATTCACACGCCGCTGAATGATTTACCCTCCAGAGGCGGTGACTTGATCGACTTAGCAGCTAGTTTGGGCGTCGATCTTATGGAATGGCAGAAGTTTGCCCTTATTCACACACACAAGTACAAGCCAGACGGTCGGTGGGCGTCGCCTACAAATTGCATTGTCGTAGCACGGCAAAATGGTAAAAGTTTTTTGCAGCAGATCAGAATTCTAGGCGGTTTGTTTTTGTGGGACGAGCCGTTGCAGATCGGACAAGCTCACACACTTAACACCTCGCTAGAGCAATTTAGGCAAATGATGTGGACAATCGAGGCAAATGACTCGTTAGCAAAGCAAGTCAAAAAGGTACGCCTTAATCATGGCGCGGAGGAAATCGAGACAAAAATGGGTACGCGGTTTATGGTGCGTGCTGGTGGCTCAGCTGCTCGTGGTATTAGCCGACCGTCGACAATACACCTTGACGAATTGTTGCGTATGAACAACATGGACTCGTATGCCTCATTGCGCTATACCCTTATGGCTGCGCCCAACCCAATGCTTATGGGGTACACAAATGCTGGTGATAATACGTCAGTCGTCTTAAATTCTTTTAGAGATAGGGCAATGGCAAGTATTGGCGGCGTTGTTGACGACATTGCCTATTTTGAGTGGTCGTCGCCAACGGACGAGATCACACTAGAAAACGCAAGGCACGCAAACCCTGCAATGGGCGTGACAATTCATGAGGACAACATACGAAGCGTTTTGAATGACCCACCTAACGTTGTTATGTCCGAGGTATTGTGCAGGTGGGTTGTGGCAATCCAAAACATTGTTGATGCAGCTGCGTGGAATAATTGCTTAGACAAGACAGTTGATTTAGACCCTGAGAAAACAACCTGGTTGGCAATCGACTTATCACCAGACAGAAAACACGCAAGTCTTGTTGGCGGACAGAAAATCGGCGGTGAGCAGTTTGTTGTCAAGCTGCTGCATAGTTGGTCGAATGACTTACAGCTAGATGATCGTGAAATTGCCAACGAATTGGCGGATTATGCACGCAAGTATCCAACTGAGTATGTGCTTTACAGTCGCAAATCGGCTGGCGCAGTTGCATCACGGCTTGCACCAGCTGGCATACCTGTATTTGACATGGACGGCTCGTATCCGCAGAGCTGCGACGAGATGCTTTCCGCAATTAACTCAAATCGCTTGAAACACCGTGGGCAAAGCCAATTAACGGAGGAGATACTAGCTGCGGTGCAATTGCGTCGTGGTGACGGCGGTTGGGTGATCGGTCGGCGTGCAAGCAACGCAGTTGTGTGTGGCGCAGTGGCAGTTGCACTCGTAACACACTTTGCGACACGCCCAGACAATGATCTTGACATTATGGTTGGGTGATCGTATAAGCCTGCAAGAATTGGTGCATGGGTTTATTTGATTTATTTTCGCCAAAGGTTGCAGCTGCCGTTCCAGCTGCGCCTTTGGACGTAGACGCAAGTCTTGCGCCTTACTTTACAGAAAACAACAATTTTTACTTTTACGGCATAGCGCAAGCAAATCGCGCAGAAGCCATGAGCGTGCCAACGGTGGCGCGAGCTTTGAGCATTATCCAAACAATTGCATCTTTGCCATTGCACACTCGCAATGAAGCAACAGGTGAAAAGGTCACACAACCTCGTGTAATTAACCAACCTGACCCACGCATACCAGGGTCTACATTTTACGGCTGGCTTATTAGCGATCTATTCTTTCACAACGCAGCTTATGCAATGGTCATGGAAAGATACGCAGACACGGGCAAAATTCGTGCAATGGAACGCGTCGCACCAGAGCGCGTGTCAATAACAACAAATTTTGATAATACAGAAATTACGGCTTACGAAATCGACGGCAAGCCAATTGACCCGACAAACCTTGTCGTGTTTCCAAATACGCAAGAAGGTTTGTTGGCTCGTGCAGGTCGTACAATTAAAGCAGCTGCCGCGCTAGAAAAGGCGTCGCTCAATTTCGCCAACGAGCCAACACCTCTTATGGTCTTAAAGTCAAACGGCACATCATTGCCAGCAGATCGCGTTGCAAAGATTTTGCAGGCATGGCGTACAGCTAGAGCTAATAAGTCGACAGCGTTTCTTAATGCTGACGTTACTATGGAGGCAGTCGGCTTTGACCCTAAGAATTTGCAGCTTAACGAGGCACGCAATTACGTCAGCCTTGAATTGTCACGAGCTTGTGGCATACCTGCGTATTTTACTGACAGCCAGCAGTCGAGCTTTACCTACGCCAACGCCTTAGATAAGCGTCGCGACCTCGTTGATTTTGCTTTTAGAAATTACATGTCAATTTTGGAACAACGCCTATCTTTTGCAGACTTTACGCCAGCAGGCAACAAAGTAATGTTTGATCTAGACAATTTCTTGCGTGGTAATCCATTTGAGCGTGCGCAAGTTTATGAAATCTTAAATCGTATTGGCGCAATGTCGATCGAGGAAATACGTGCCGAGGAGGACATGTTGCTATGAAAAAACTAATCACACCTATTGCTATCACGGCGGCTGACTCAAACAGCCGTACAATCACTGGTCGCATTGTGACTTTTGAGGAGACTGGCACAGCGTCAATTGGCAAAGTGCAGTTTGCAAAAGGAAGCATTGAGGCAGTACCAGTGTTGCTTAATTTAGAACACGATCGCACACGTCGTATTGGCAAGACTTTGTCAATCGAAGCAAACGAGCAAGGTATTGACGCTACTTTTAAGATCGCAAACACAACAGCTGGTACAGACGCATTAGTCGAAGCAAGCGAAGGTCTGCGAG